GTACCATCATCCTCGTCCTTTCCATCCTCCAGCGCTTCCTGCGCCTCTTCGGGATCGAGATCGAGACGGTTTTCGAGGAACGCCGCAATCGGAAGGAACTCTTCGTCGGTGAGAGGCCGAACGAACAGCTCACCTTCCTCTTCATAATACGTGAAGTCGATAGTGGAGCGGAACTGATCTCCCTTCAGAGCCATCTCACGCAGACGGCTAATGTTAACGTCGTTACTCTCCGTTTCTTCTTCTTCTGTGTTCTCGGACATTGTGAGTTTGTTTCGGTGAAAGAAAACTGCGTTAGAACGTCAGGGAAATCCGCGATAAGGTGCCGAAGGTTACTGATCCGGTTGGTCGCTCGCTCGGTCCATCGCAACCCAGTCGAAGGCCGTCTCGGTGGCCTCCTCGGAACGAACCTCGTAGCTCTCCGAGCTTGCGAGAACGTGCTGATACCGCTCAGGATCGTCCGTAAGCTCGTGGTTGATGTTGATGGTCATCGGCTTCGGAACGCCGTGGTCATCGTAGAGGAAGTTCGTAATCGGCTGATTCGTCTCGCTCCCGTCAGGGTAGGTCTTCGTGAAGCGCGACCCCTTGAACATCATCGTCCCCGAATAGGAGATCGACGTGATCGAGTAACCGCTGGCCTTCAGCGAAGACTCCCGGATCTCGGAGATCTCGACTTCCTTGGTAGTGTCAAGACGGGAGATCGGAATCTCGATGAAACCGGCTTCGTCGCCCGATTCCTCGAAGCTACCTTCAGAATAGGTAACACCACTTTCTGCTCCCCGCGAGATTACGAGCGTAATATTCGCGGCGGATTCAATACGGTCAACAGTGCCATTTCGTGCCATAATGAGTTAGAGTGTAGTGAGTTGAGTCTTACTCGCCGTTAGTCACCGTGACCGTGTTCTCGATGAACCGGAGCGGTTCGGCCAGATCGACCTGCATCTCCACACCGACTGTGGTGCTGTCTTCTTTCAGGACGTTGACGTTAGAGCTAACGACCATCTGAGATGCAGTCAGTTCGGTCAACTGATCGTTGACCATCCCTTCCAACGTGTTCCGAACAGTCTGGCTGTTCAGCTTGCCGATGAAGGGCTTCTGGTTGGTTCGCGTAGTGTTGATGATGTAGTCCATCACCATCCGGTTGAACCCGTACTGAAGATTCTGCTCGTCGGTGTTGCTGTCAGAGACGCACGTCACGTCGTCAACAACACGCGCCCCGCGAGAATCGTCAGCAATCGGGACAACATCGGAGTCGATCAGACTGCCCCGCTCGGCGCGGTTCAGGCTTTCAATCGGACTTTTGTTCGTGGTGAGGTACTTGTTGACCGGCGTGGTTTCGAGGCCAAGACTGGCACGGAAACCAGCGTAGGCCGCGACCAGCGAACTACCATCAGTGAACCGAGTCGGGTAGATGACCTGCGTCCGGCTGTCATCGTACCGAGGTTCGTAGTTGGTGGGTTCGAGGAAGATCTCTGCACCACCGAGAAGGATGGCGAGATCGTATTCCTGCTCCATCTCAGCGACGGTCGTGTTGCCGTCGTTGACGACATCGACGTTCTCGTTGATCGGAGCGAGAAGATCGATCACGTCGCCGGCTTCACTGACCAGCGTATCAGTAGCAGCCGCGTAGTCGAAGTGATCGTAGGTGATGTTCAGGCTCGTCCCCGGAGCGGAGTTGATCTCCACCTCAGCCCGGACAGGATTGACGTAACATTCCCCAGCAGCAGGAGAATAAGTCGTCACATCGTCCAAGACGACACTGACATCCTGATCCGTCCCATCCAGCGAAACAGTAATGCTTCCCGGATCTTCCCGAATCGGGCCATTATCGAAGCTGACCGTAGTATCAGTCGCCGAGGAATGATCCTCGTTCTCGACCGTAGTGGACGGTGCAGCGACGGCGTAGACCGGATATGCACCTTCGATCAGTGCGTCGATCACAGCCGTAGTGAGCAGCGAGGATTCCTGCGGGCCGAACCATTCGACCGCCTTCGATGCTCGCGTTACCTGATAGACTTTACCTGTGTCAGCGGCATTGCTTGCGTTCGCAAGATCAGCCTGACCAACGAGTCCGAGATCGTTTGGAGCCTCACCGAAGGTCGGCGTAGCCGCCGAAGAAGTGAGGTCCGTAACAATACCGGGTTCTTCTTTGTTACCGTATTGAGTCATAATGAACTAAGTTAATTGTTATTGTAGGAGAAATTCTCCTTGACAGTCGAAATCGGGGTTTCTCCTTCGACGGTCAAAGTGTGATCGCCGTGGAACCTCGCCGAAGCCATCAACTCCGCCTCCTTCGGTTCCGTGAACGTATTCGTCGGGTTGCCATCCGCCCCAAGCCTGCACTGCTTCAGATCCCCATCGAACTGTTGGGGGTTTTCACGAATCAGGCGAAGCTCTTGCTTCAGATCTTCCTGCAACCGGTTAGCTTCGACTTCATCTTTGTGACGAACCAGAAATTCAACGCGGGTTCGCCAATCGAAATTCAGGTATCGCTCGTAATCGAGCGTCCCATCCCCATCGAAGTCCCCAACCGCTTCACCAGCGAAGGCTGAGTTGTGGAAATTGAAGTCGTTCGTATCCCAGTCGTCCAGAATGATTACTGGAACAGGTCGTTCATCTTCCAGAGCGTTCGTTCTTACTGGCACCGATAAGGTGGAGGAGAGATGCGACTGAAGGCTGATGATTAGCTCAGTTTCGTCCATTGGAGAATTACTTGAGTCCAGCCGCGCGAAGCTCGCGCTCCATCTGCTTCTCTACCTTATTTTTCACGTTCATGGTTTGGCTCTGGAGATACGATTCAGTCTGTCCCATGAAGCGGATGCCGGGATAGCCATCCTCTTTCAGACTCTCTGCAATTGCGAACGCAGCAATTACCGTCGCCTTTCCGTATTCGACAGCCAATGCTTGTAGTTGGACGTTCCAATTACCGATATTAGCCTTTTCAGCCGATTCCTGAGCCTCAGCGTTCGGCACAACTTCGTCGTCAACCCATGGGATGATGTCCTGTACTGAAGGAGATGAACCAGTGATCTCACCGGCTGGAGCGAGTCCTTTCTCCACAATCATCGCGTGTGGAGCGTTATTCCTAATCTCACCCGTCCAACGGTAATATCGATTAGTCAACTCGTCACTATCAGTGGTGAATCCGCGTTTGACTTGCTTATTCCAGATCCGATCACTGAACATCACAATGTCTCTCGCGTGGCTTTCACCCTTGTCCATCAGCCATTCTCCCGCCTCTTCCAGTCCTTCACTAAGTCCAGACCGGAGAGCGGGTTGAACACGTTCCCACTTTTTGACATCTATGTCTATGTCAATGTCTCCCATTATTGACCATCCTCGTCATGAATTACCAGTTTCCCGAAAAACTCAACGTGTGTATCATAGGGAGTATGGGATCTGACTTCGTATTCCTCACCGTCGTAGAAGATATGATCCTCTTCAACTGGAGGCTCAGGTTGATTTTCACCAATCGGAACGAGGAAAACGGGTCGATCCTGAGTGCGATCTCCGGCGTTCGACTCAACCTGCGTATTCCGATTTGGATAGGTCTTATAAGCTAAAACATCCCGATCTGGTATGTATTCGTCCGTCATATTGCCAAAGTCATTCTGTCCTGTTTCGCTTCGGATCAGAACTTTGGCTTCTTCACCGAGTCGGTGAATCTGAGCAGCAACCTGCTTCGACCCATACGTCATAGGTCGCCTGAACCAATGTCAGTTCCACCAGATCCACCACTACCGGAGTTACCACCAGTAGTGAAGTCACCGGGCGTGTATTCTCGTTCAGTCCGAGACGGAGAAGAAGAACGGATGATACTGGACGATTTGATAGACTCCAGTGCGCTATCCGCCTGACGATACCATACCGTGACTTCATCGTCTTCTTTTGCCAGCAGGGCGCTCTGGTCAACGGCTCCAGCCTGAAGATCCTGAGAATCAAGCTCCCCAGTTTGTACCTTCGAGAAGAGACACGTCCACCAATACAGGGCGTCCTGCGCCGCCACGTTATCGGTGTCGAACCAGACGTAATCAGCAGCGAACGCCTTCCGGATGCTGATGTGACGCTGTGCGTTTCGGTATGCTGTATCGAGGCCGTCGTCGGAGAGAACATTAACCGACGTATAGCCGGTCATCTCCCTTACTTCGTTTTTGAGTTCAGTTTCGTCAGTAAACATGAATTATTCAGACGGCCCCGTTAGGGCCTTTACTTGACGTTCGTCGCCGAAACTTCGACGGCGGCGAGCGGGTCGGCCATGCGGCAGCCGTAGTCGGCTTCTGCGTTCGCACCGAGCAGGTCGCCGGGCGAACGAACCAGCGCGCCGTTGGGTCGGTTGACCTGAACGGGGCGCTCTTCGAGGAACTTGACCGGGGATTCGTTCTCCGCCTGCGTGACGTAGAACTTTTCGCCGGCCATCCACGGGGACTCGACCAGTCGAACACCGTCGATAACGATGTCCAGATCCTGCGTGTCCGCGCTACGCATATTGGTAGCCATCGGAACGTGGTACTGCGCGTCCCACGAGATCTCGTCCTTGAGGGAACGCTTGAACTGGTTCGAGACGAGGGCCACGAACGGACCCTCCATCCCGTGATGGGTCAGCTCTCGCTTGCTCTGCTCGATGTGTTCGTGAGCTTCGTAAGCCGTGTCGTCGGTACCGTCGTCATCGAAGAGAGAGTCGGTGTCTCCGAAGACGTGGTTGTGGCTGTTATCGAAGGAATACTCTCCGAAGTCCTTGATGTCGTACCAAGCACCGGAGCCGTCGATGATGCCATTCTGAAGAGTGCTGTAGATCAGCTGCTCTTCAGTGTTCTTCGCGCCGGAGAGAAGCCGGCGAAGCTTCCGCATGATCTCCTCGCTGGAGGTGCGGCGGATGTACTTCTGCGAGAAGCCGAGGGACTTGCTGTAAGTCGAACCCCGGATGGTCATCCACTTTCCTTCGTCGTCTTCCGCTCGCATGGAACGGGGCTGTTCGCCCTCGGAAATCTCGTCCCAGTAGATGTCGTCCTGTTCAGCTTCCTGATAGAAGGTCTGCTCGGAAACCGTTTCAGCGAACATCTCGCGGAACGGCTTCTCGGCGTCGTTGTAGCGGTCGAAAAGACGACGCGCCATGTTCAGCAGATCCTCGATGTCCTTCCCGTCAGCAGTATGAAGTTCGTGTCGGCGTGCCATTGTTAATTAAGAGTTAAAGTGAACTGTGTTGAGTCTTCTACGCCACGACCTCGTAGTCGGGCTGGACTTCAAGGAACAGCCGGTCCTTGGAGACGTTCTGCGGGTTGACGCCATCGTCCATCGTGGTCAGCGCGACACCGAGACACTGAACAGCCGCACCAGCAGTGGACGGTTCAGTCTGCGTGAACCCGCCACCCTCTGCCAGATAGACCGGCTCCGTGGGGTCGTAGTCAGTGTCATCGTCGTCGTTGACCATCTCGATGCCGTTTCGGACGACCGTCGCTCGCTCGCCCGTCAGAGTCCGCTCCTCCATATAGATCTGCTCCTCAACGTCGTCCCACGGATGCTGGGTAACGTTGGAGAGATCTGCCGGCATGACTTCACGGGGGAAGAGAACCCCGATAGCATGGATCGGAGCGTCACCTGCGTCATTTGCGTCGGGCGCTGCGTCGGCCTCGACAAGCTGCGGGGGGTCCACAGAGTAGTCAACGCCAACAGGGACGCCCTGATTCTCGCCCGCGACCTGAACGTTATCGATGCCAGTGCGGTTGAGAGGCTGTTCCTCGCCAGTTGCGATGTTGAAATCCGTCATTAGTATGTAGTAAAGACTTCAGTTAGATGTTGAGGCCCTGAATGTTGTCCAGTTCCTCGTCCACGAAGTCCATCTCGTCGTCGGGGTCGGCAGGGGACTTCGTACCAAAGTCATCGAAGTCGCCATCCTCACCCTCGCCCTCCTCGCCACCCTCGTCGGTGGCCTGCTCCGCAACGAAGTCCTTCCAGTCACGAAGCTCACTGAAGTCAGCATCCTCCAGCGAATCCTCGGACAGAGGAACCTCATCGAAGGCTTCTGCCTCAGTGATGTCCCCGATAAGGGTGTCACGGGCATCCTCGAAGTCTTCGATAGTGGATTCGTCCACTTCGTCCATTGCCTCAGCCGCCTTCTCGAACTCGGCGACGTTGGACTCCTGTGCAGTCTCGAACTCTCGGACAGTCTCCCGAAGCTGCTCCTCGGAGAGATCGGAGAGGTCGTCATCGTAAGTAACCTTGTTGAAATTCAGATCCATGTTAGAATTGAACCGTTTCCGTGTCTACCGCAAAGTCTTCCGTCGCCGAGTTCTCGCCAGATTCGCTGCCGTCTGTCGGGTCATCGAACTGGGCGTCTACATCTTCGATAGCTTCAGCGAAGGCCGCGTTGACCCCACCTTCATCGTAACCGCCAGCGAAATTGACTGTCGAAAACTCTCGGAACTTGCCATCCTTCATCTCAGGCTCGCCGTCATCGTTTCTAACAGCCGTATAGTTGTTACCGAAACCCAGTGAACCATCCCGGAT